GGTCTGGTCTAGCCGTTTCTTGGAGTTAGCCGCCTGTTTAGCCACTTCCTCGAAACCAGCCAAGTCGCAAGCAATGTAGTAGCTCCCATACTCAGGTTCTACCCCATATTTCAGCCATTCTTCCTTGAAGACATCAGAGCCAGCATTGTCGAAAGAAGCCATATACTCTTGCTTAAAGGCAAAGGTGCTAAGGGTCTTCTTTGCGCTCTCGATTTCAGTGGGGTCTATCAGGGGGTTGTCTTTGGTAGTGAAGTGCCAACTTTTCCAGTCTTTGTCTTCTTCAGACGAGCCAAGTTTGAAGATGTCATAGAAGAAGTTGCGACCTTTGGGAGTGCCGATAAACATAGCTCTGCCTTTTTTATCAGACAGAGAAGCACGAATAACCTGTTCCCATGCTTCGGGTTTGATGTCCGCAACCTCGTCAAGCACAGCGTAGGTGAGTGACACTCCTCGCAAAGTATCTGGTCTATCTGCACCTCTAACATAGATTTTTGCTCCGTTTATCAGGGTGATGTCCATGTTATTGATGTGGCTAGACTGAATAACTTCCCGCCCCAACTCCATCAACACATCCCAAATAATTTGCCTAGCCTGACCATTGGTGGGAGCAACATACAACACAGCCGAACCAGCCGTACATTGGAGTCCTTCAATCAGGAGGGTAACGGCTGAGAGTCTAGACTTTCCACATCTTCGACCAGCGGCAATGACTTTAAACCTTGTTTTATCAGCAAAGACTTCTTGTTGCCAAGGGAGGAGACTGAAATTCAGATCAGACATCTTTGCTTTCTATATCTTCGGCATCTATGCTAGGGTTTTCCCCAATAGTGACACCACCTATGCCTGAGATGGTGATGTTGACAGCGGAACGCTGTTTTCCTTCTTTTTCGAACAGGGAGACTGGAAGCATTCTGTCCATACAGAGTTTGAGTGCCGCCATTTGAGCAGGGTGTTCGTCATTCATGGCGATCTCAACTGCTTTGATGACAACATTAGAACCAGCACTATTTATCAGGAGTTCTTTGAGTTCTTTGATTTTCTGTTGTTCGGTCTTGGGTAAGACGAGTGCCGCAGGGTTGTCTGCGTATTTGGATAAGGTCATCTTTCCTGAGCCACGAGGACGACCCTTCTTCTTTAGGTTATCAGGAAGTGCATCTACAGCGTTCATCTTTTGTCCAACAGAATGGGAAGTTAGCACACACTTTACACGAGAATTGTTTTCTTGTATAGTCTTGGCAAGTCTGATTGCGCCAAACTATGAGCCTTTTAGAAGTGGTACAGCCTCGGGAGTTCTCGGGGGCGCAACTGTGCCACCCCTAAAGGGCTTTTTTTATGGCAATTCAACTAACACCTGAAGAACTGGCAAAACAGCGTCAGCGCAAAGAAATAGCGCAAGCAATGGAATCTTGGGGAAAAGGTTTGGCAGAGAAGTTAGCAAAAGACAGAATAGACAAAAGGAAAGTTACAAATCCCAAGAAGATTAAGGTCTACGAAAAAGGCGCAAAACAAGAAGCAAGAAAGATTCTCAAAGCATTTGATGATGGGATGATTTTCTAGTATAGTGTCAACAAAAGGAGTGTCGGTTTTGCTACCCGACTCGACAGAGGGCAATCCTGTAAACCCCTGTTATGACCGCTTGGAAGCTGGAAGTGCCATCGCAGTGATTGTGCCGCACAAGATAATCCAGATTCAGCCTAGAAGTAGGCTCTCCTCGTGGCAGACACTCTAATCAGCTTTTTGTTAAACATTATTTAACCTATATAAGCTATCGGGTAGCCGCCTTGCGCCCAAATGAAACTTAAAGACACACCTCGCTGATTACCCTTTTCTTCAGCCAAATCCAGACTTGTTTGTGTCGTACGCTTAGATTAGCTTTTTAAGTGCAGAGGAGGTATCACAAATATTTACAACTCACACACACCCCCTCCCCCCTATCAAAGTGAGCACTCACTTACAAGTAAGCACTCACACACATAGAAGTGAGCACTCACTAACCAACCCAGTAAGCACTAACTAACATTCCACTTTATGCGGAAAATATTATGTTAAGTAGAATCTAGGGAATAGGGGCTATGCACCACCATAGGGAATCACTGAATATCACATTATGTTAAATAGTGAAAACCTATTGATTAGAATTAATTGATAGATATTATTAGTGGAAAATTAGGGTAAATACTGATTACATAGTGTCGTACAGAATGTTATATTATAGGCACTGTTTCAAAATAATCAGTGATTCAACAATCAACTCAATAGGTGTAACTATGAATATTCAAGTGACTAAAATTGGCAATATCGATAATGGCATCGATGGCTCAGAGGAATATCTACTGCTAACTGATTCAGAGGATAACTTAACTGAAAATCAAGCATGGGAATACTTGCACCCATTGGTTTATCGTGACACTGATACTCCAGGTGCATATTTTTGCCACTATGTTAAGACCATGCAAAAAACCGATAGTAGTGTGGTTTGCATTGTTTATCACCAATATAATGTTTAAATTCTAGGGTTTATGGCATTGGAAACAGTGCCATTACACCTAGGGATTTTCCTAGGTTTTTTTGATGGGTGTTAATGATGGATAAACAATTGCAACAATTGGAAAGCCTACAAAGGGCTAAAAATGGTGATTCATTACTGAATTACCCTAGCATCATGACTGGTTTTATCGCAAAGGGAATAAACCCTAGCGACATAATCCCTAGAGAAAATGTATTCACCTATAACGCATGGAAAGCCTTAAACCGTCAAGTAAACAAGGGTGAACATGGGGTCAAAGTAGTGACATGGATAGATGCACACGATAAAACCACTGGTTTACCTACAAAATTATGTCGTTCATCTACAGTTTTTCACATTTCGCAAACTAGCCCTATTCAGTAAACAATAGGTTTATAACCCTTAGAATTCTAGGGGTTATATGCCTAGGGGTTTCCTAGGGATTCAATCAATCATTTTTTAATAGGTGTTCAAAGTGACAAATCAACAAATCAAAGCCTTGCAAAGCATTGGCAAAGGCATCATAGAATCATGCAATATTGATTCAATCGGTGCACCTAGTGGTGCAATATATGCCGCATTAATGGGGCATGGTGCATCATTAAACCAGTTTCAATCAATTATGGATACCCTTGTTCGTAGTGGTTTTTTAACGCACGATACCGAATGCCACACATACCATGCCACTAAATCAGGCATTGCATGGGCTAACAAAGTAGGGGCATAAAATGAAACCTACACAATGCACAATTACTGGTTACTGGTATGTAACTGGTTACATTACTGGTAGAAAATATTGGGGTGCAAACCCTAGGGATTGTGTCCAAAATGCACAATTGTATTTTTACCGATAAATAGGGTTTATCCCTATGGTATAGTGTCGCACACTAAACTACATTCAATCATCATTCATTCAATAGGTGTTCACAATGAAACTGCAAATAAATCAAATTTACATGATGCCGATTTTTGGCAAAGTGCAACAAGTGAAAATTCTTAAAATTCACCCATTTGGCACAATAGATGTTGAATTGTCCAATGGCAAATGCTTTCGTATCACTGGTTTATCTTTAACTTAATAGGTGTAAATATGACAAAAATTAAGACATTTAAAAACGGGCACGCATCCATTGAGAAAATTATGCACAATGGTATGTATCTGGTTCAATGCTACATAGGCACTGAATTGCACGATAAAATTAGATGCGATGATTATCAAACTGCAATGCAATACTACAAAGCATTTTCTAATATTGCCAAAAATTCTTAATAGGTGTAAAAAATGGAATCAATCGATAAAATTGTGATATGGGTAAGCCTCACAGGGTTTGCGTGTTTAATGCTAATCATAGGGGTATGGGGCTAAAAACTAGGGTTTAGGGTATTGTTAGCAGTACCCTAACACCTAGGCATTTTCCTAGGCATTCAATAGGTGTTAAAAATGAAATTCACAATTCAACGCAAACAATTAAAAGCATTGTCTCGATTCAGTGCAATTAAAGACATTCGATATTATTTGCAAGGCATCCATGTCGTTCAAAATAACAGGGGAACATATTTAGAATCTACAAATGGGCATATTTTAGGCCGATTGTTGATTGACAGTGATTATGTAGAAAATCAATCAAAGGTGATTATTCCCTTAGATGCTGTTAAAGCATTATCTGCCACTGGTAAAAAAGGTAATGAAACTCTACACTTTACAGTAGAGGGTGAAAAAATTACAGTTATCGAACCAGATAATTCAACCCGTGTATTTGGTGCTGTAGAGGGCTAGAT